TTTGCTGGTTTACTTCCTTTCTCAATTCTCCAATCACCCAAACTAAGCAGTTGTTGCCACTTTCGGACACTTTGTGCGAACAATTGTGAATGTTCTGGCGTAGGAATGTTAGACATTTCAACACCTTATACAGTATTTATGACAATTTAATTTAAGATGCCAACACAAGTAGTGCGTGATCTATGTGCTTTATGCGGTCTTCTAGCCCTATAAAACCGCCATTTATCTTCTTGGTCATCATCTTGTAGTCTCGGGTATCGGCATATTGGTTTAACTTATGCGTAGCCCAAAACCACCCCGCAGTCAGGGCAGCATACTGAGGTGTAGCCACTAGGTCAGGTTGCATCACAAAGTCCTCTCCAAGGGCTTGTCCTGCGTGATAGTACCCTGCATGACCAGTAAGCTGAAAAAGTCCTCTGCCTCGAAACCTGAACCCATCCCCTGAAGCCTCATCTCTGTTGCCCATGCGATTGGCATAAACAGAATTAGCAATCTTCTTAGGATCACGCTCAAACTGCTTGGCAAACTCTAATGTCGGAAAGCGTTTAGGCCATACCTTCATCAAGGTTTCTGCACGATAGTTCAGGTTTTCATTAAGCATCTTGAAATTACCACTCTCATGCCCTGCTTGACCAATAAAAGCCGCTTGCCTTAGTGGATTTGAGATGTCAAACCTGTCAAAAGTAGTGTTTAGTGCCGCTTCCCATACAGGATCAATGTGAAGTTGTCGGAGTTTGTCAGCGTTTATTGTCATTTAGTAAGTTCCTTACATTCTCATAGGCATCTACGCAAGCGTTCAAAGCGACAGTATTCTTATCACCTTGGGCAACTATTTCTGCGATGGCTTCGATGGTTGCTCTTTCGGCATCAGAAGGTTCATTAGTCGGTCTGTCAGGTTCGCTGGTTGCTTTTGTATCTGTGGTGGCAACGGAGGTACTTGTGGGGGCTTGTACGTTACTTGAGGGGCAGAGGCGCAACTTGCCAGCACGATTGGCAACAGCAAGAGCAGTAGTTTTTTTGTTGATAGCATCATTGGCTTCCTGAAGTTTGGCAGATTGTTGAGAAAGTTTTTCAGTCATGTTTTGCTCGATCTGACGAGCTTCATCGTTCTTTTTGGCAATGGCAATCTTCATGTCGCCATCACGCTCTAGCCACCCATAGTGGTGTCCCACTTGGTATGTACCAAAGAGAGATACTAAAACACCCACAATAAGCCACGGGAGAGGGATAGGAAACATTATTCAGCCTCTTTTCTTGCTTGAGCCAATTCTTCACGCTCTTGGTCATCTTCTAAGTGGTCAGGTGGGGTAGTCGGTGGAGGGCCAGGTGTCCAAGATTCATCCAACTCTGGGTTCTTCCAAACAGGCATAGCACCGAATGGTTGACTAGGCAAACCATACGCAGATTGCGGAGAGGCATAGGAAGACCCATAGGAAGGGTTAAAACCGCCCATAGAGCCTCCATAACCCATTGGTTGACACATTGGTTGCGTTGGAGGATTAAACGCTCTGGCGGCACTAGACATAGCCCGTTTGCCAATAACACCACCGATGCCACCAACGATCAACAGAACAATGTCGTTCAGCATCTTGGTATAGGCTTGGTCAATCGGGGCCATACTTTTGATTGGCTGAGTGACAAAAGTCACAGAGTAGAGCAGAGAAATAACGATAAATGTGAGAATAAGTGTGACTGCAATCACAACAAATGCCCAAATTCTTACCTCAAGCTCTTCAGTTGTTAGCTTTGGTTTCTGGTTGTACGTCATTGATTTTTTTCTCCAAGATTGGGGCAACCAAGTACTCAGGGCAAGTCTGAGTGAATTGGCATCTAGGTTTTTGACAAGGTTCAGCATGGAAATTGTCTGGGTTTTGGCAAAAATAGCGATATTTTTCATCACAACCATGTAGCATAAAAGCTACAAATACAAGTAGGTATTTCATTTACCAAGACCAACCTTTCCAAGTAGAAGATTGACAATTCTGTCAGACAGATCATCAGGTAAGAACTTCAGAAAACCTAAGAAATACAAAGCCACCATCCCGTAAACGAAGATTTTTAGGCACAAGTCAAAGGTTTTCTGATACTCATTCACCGACCACACCTTCTTGTTGCTTCACAGAATGTCATCAACTCATTGACACCAATAAAGACCAGAAACAAAACAAAGCAGATTCCACCAATTGCCAAGCCAATCTCTAGTTGTTCTTGTTCTTTCTGTTTAGCTTCTTTCTCTGCTTTCTTTAATGCGCTTATTTCTTTAGCATCTGCCAAGTCCATCTCTGCTTGACGGGCTTTAATCTTCTGCCAGACATCAATCTTGCCTGTCTGCATGAAGAGCATCTTTAACTCTTCCTCAAACGCTCTGGCTTGCTCTAAGGCCATCTCAATCTGGAGGGCAGTCCCCATGTTTGAGCCTTTGCCAGACTGTTTAGCCTGAAGCATGGCTTTTGTAGCTACAGACTTAGCGTCAAATAGCTTGCCAATCATGGGCGCAAGTGAGCCTAAGTCATTGGCAACATTAGCTGCCTTCTTGACCATCGAAATAGCTGACTGTATGCCAGCTAGAGCTGTGATCGGATCAATCATTTCTTTCTCTCCCACTTAATGCAAACAACCTTTCGGTTGTAAACATCACCAGTCCAAGTCCACTTAATACATCGGTACTCTATGGTTGCCGCCAAGAGAAAGGCGATCACGGAAATGCCCAAACAATAATATAACTACAATAAATGACAAAACAAACAAGAAAGACTGCCGCAACAAATGCTTCGGCAAAGTCTCTCATTACTCTTCTGTCATTGGCTGAACAGCACCACGGGCAGCACCAGTAGCAAAGTCTTGAATTGCATCACGACCCCAATCGATGCCAAACTTCTTACCAATCCTGATAGCCTCTTGAATCTTATTTTGGTCAAAAGTGCCATTCTTCTGCTGAAGTGCCGAGAACACTTTTACTGCATCAGTAGGGTTTAGCAATAAGGTCTTGAGCTTTTCTTCTGTTGCTGCTGATGCCTTGTTTGCCCAGAACTTACTCATCAATGAGCTAATGGCATAGAAAGGCCCAGAAACGGGATTTGTAAAGCGTGAGATAACTTGCTCTGGAGGAATGCCAACAACGCTCTCAAAGGGTGTTTTAGGTACTGTTTCGACCTTAAACGGCACATTGGTCAAGTCTCTGTTAAGTCTGCCAGAAACCAAAGCAAAGTCTTGAATTTTCTGAGCGTATGTTGGCCCAAACACTCTGTTAAAAACAGCCGCTTTTGTTCTGTCATTCAATGTTGCAACTGGATCACCCGCACGAACAATGTCATCCAACATGAAAGAACGAGCCGCATTTACTGCATCTTTATTCGCTCCATACTGTTGCATGAACTTATTGGTGAAGTTCACATCAGAGTACATCTTGGAGACCAATTCTTGTGGACTCTTGAACCCGCCAGAACTAACAATTTGGTCACCAGCAACCTTCTTAAATGCGGAATCCAAACGATTGCGTTCTGCTATCAGGGCAGTAACATTGTTTGAAGCAGTACGAAGCTCATCTTCTAAGCCTGGCACTAAGGACATACCGCCCTGATTCTTAGCCAACCATTTATTAGCCGCTTTGGGGTCTATAACATCGTTCTTAAGAGCCGCACGACTGAAACTGTCGTAGAAGGCATCTCTAGCAACACGAACACCCTCTTCGCCTGTAGCCTTGATAAAGTCATCAACATTAGACTTATTGCCAATAATTGCAGGAGCAATTTGCTCAACAAACTTCTTGCGGTCAACAGCCTTCAATGTTTCAGAATTAAATGGCAGACCAACCTTCTGGAAGTAAGAGGCATCAGCATTGCGATAAGCCTGAACAAAGTCAGGATCAAGGTTATCAATGTGTCCACCAACACGAGCTTTCAATTCAGACAATAAACGAATATCAGCGGGTTCGCTTGTTTTACGCAATTGCTTATTGATTTCTCGTTTGAGAGAATCCAAATCTTCTACTGTAGCGGCAGAGAACTTGATTCCACCCTCGGTCATTGGCTTGCCTTCTGCGGTCAGAATAGGGCTAGGCTCAACTTCTGAAGGACGAAACTTTGCACGAACACGATTGTAGATAGATGGAAAAGTCTTAAAGATATCAGATGCTTGCTCACCCGCAACAAAGTTAAAGATGTCATCAACAGAGTTGGCAGGTAGTTCAACATTCTTCTGTTTGGCAATGTCAAACGCCTCTGTATAAAGTGGCTTAACCAACTGATATGCCGCATCTTCTTTGGCGGCAACAAGTGTAGAAACACGTTGACCAAACACATTGGGGTCAAGAGTTGCGTCTTTGTAAGTATCTGCAATCTGCTCATCAATAGTGCGAGTTCTACGGGCTTGTGGTTTAGCCAAATCAAGCGGAGAGATATTTACTTTAACTTTAGATGGGTCACCAAATAAACGAACCTGACTAGCAGCCAAAGCCTGTTTAGCTTGCTCAAACTGATTGCCATACTGCGCTCTAAACACAGGGTCTTTAGCAGACAGACTCTGAATCAACTGGTTAACAACAGGATTGTCTGCCAACAAAGAACTTACGGGCATTTGTATTGGTGTGCCACCCGCTGTCTTTAAAGAAAGGTTTTGTTGTGCTTTGGCGGCTTTTGTAATCGTATCCATAAAGGTAGGATCGGCAGCACCTGCGGCAATAAAGATATTGCTGATTCGGTTGTCTACATCTTTAAGCAACTCATCTTCAGGGACAGTTCCACGAACCTTAGACCATTGATTTCGAGCAACATCAAAACCTTTGTTGACAACAGGCCCAGCTTTAAGCAAATTGCCCAATGTGTAAGCTCCACCACCGCCACCAACAATACTGCCAACAACTCGACCTGTAGTGGGAGCGCCCATCTTTTCACCAATATATTCACCCGCTTGACCACCCGCTTCAGCAGTAGAGCCAATAACTTGTTGTTCAGTAGGACGCAATATTGTTTGACCAAACAAACCCATTCGCCTTGTAGCCGCTAATGCTGGGAATAGATAACTATATGGAGAGGTAACTGCTTCTGTACCTTCGGCTGCAATCTTCTGCATACCACCTTGAGGCTCTGCACCAGTAGTTCCTAAAGTCTCCATGACACTCTTGTAAACAGGTTGGCGACCTGCTTGAAAAGTCTCTACAACTCCACCAGTAGTAGGTGCGGGAGCAACAGTACCGCCAGAAGCCCTCATGCCCTCAGTTAATGGGTTAATGCGATAACGCTCTAAAGCAGAAAATAGTAAATTAGCAAGACCTGAAGTAGTCCCTGCAAAACTTGCAACACCTTTTCGTGCGGCTTCAGCCATCACAGCACCCGTAGAAGGTGCTTCAGGCTTTTCTCCTGCTAACATTTTTAATGTTTGGTCAGAAAGAGCTGCAATATTTCCAGTAGAAAGCGCCTCTAACTCTGCATCAGACAAGGCGTTAAGGTCTAATTTGCTCATTTTTTACCTTCTTGACGTTGTTTCAGCAAAGCACGAGCTTGTGCGGCTAAATCACCAGTTACTGCTGGCGCTTGTTGACCTGAGAACTCTGGGAAATCAAGAGCTTGGTCAACACGAGCCTTTTCGTAGCCAGGATTACTGTAAGCAATTTTACGTTGTGCTTCAATTTCAGTCTTAGCTTTATTTGTAGAAACTTTCTTAATAGCTAAAAGTGTCTTCTTGATTTTTTCTTGTGTGTCAAGAGTTGGTGTAGAAGTAAACAATCTAGCTACATAATCAGCAGTTCCACCAAGCAATGAAGGATCAGCGCCAGCCGCTAACAATTCCTTCTGACTTAAATCTCCAGAACCAGAAATAGCCCTTGCAAATTGTGTTTGCGCTGCTCTAAAAGATGCAAAGTTGTTTGTATCAATAGAGTCTTGGATATTTTCCAAAGCATTATCAGCAGCGGTTACTGCTTTAAGTTGAGGATCAATAGTACGTTGAACACTTGCCCTAAATGCTGGAATATCTGCCAATGTTTTATCACCAGGCAATACCAATTTAGAAGCGCCTTCTTTAGCCTTTTTAACACCACGTTCTTCTAATAATGTATCAATTACAGCCGCTTCTGCTTGGGTCAATTCATCAAAGTTTTTACCAAATCTTGCTTTGGAAACTCTATCAGCTTCAGGGCCATAACTAGTTTTAGTAGGTTTTTCTGTTTTTTCGTATAAGACTAAATCTGCGGGTAATCCAGTTCTTTGATACTCTGCAAGACTTGCAGGGGTATATTTACCTGATTCTACTAATTTCTGAAATGGATCAGCTTGGACTCGCTCACGACGAGCTGCTGCATCAGACGCTCTAGCTGCCGCTAAACGCTGTTGCGCTTGAGCCATCTCACTCTGTGCTTGACGAGCATATTGAGCCAAAGCCATAGCACCTTGTTGGTCACCAGCTTGTGCCAACATCTGAGCGCCTTTTAAGATTGACTCAGGATCAGATTGATCTATCTGTTGGGCAATAGTGTTTCTAGCACTAATCAACTTTAGTTGTGGGTCTTCTATGCCCATAGCACCACCAATAGCAGTACCAAGACCTCTAGCACCTGCATAGGTCATTGCCGCACCACGAGCCGCAGGGTCTAGTTGGGCTAGTCTAATGCCTTCAGCCAAACTACTTGTTCTTTTTTGCTCACCATACATTTCGGGAGTTAGACCGAAAAGACTTGCTACGATATCTGCCATGATGAATCCTTATGAAAATAAGCCAACCAGAGCTTTCGCAGCGGCTTCTGTAAGAACGGGAGAGGATGCCGCACCACTTAACAATGATGCGTAAGGATTGTTTGTTGCCGCAGGGCCAGTAGCCAATGCCACGCTTTGACCAGCACCCTGTAGCCCAAGTCGACCAGCATCGAATCCAGTTGTTGCTCCGATCTTTCCTAAATCAATGCCCATTTGGAATGGTTGTTGTGCCGCACTTTCAAGTCCTGTAACTTGCCCCATAGCAGTTGTGTAAGGTGCATAGGCGGCTTGCTGACCACCATAATACTGACCCATAGCTTGAGAACCTTGATTCAATAGACCTGCACCAAACAAGACGTTTTGCTGACCATACTGTTGAGCATTAGCCGCCAATTGAGCTTCTTGTTGCGCTCTAGCGTTGAACAAAGCCTGTAGTTCAGGAGTTGTAGCACCCATAGTACCGCCTTGAGCAACCGCTAAACCACCACGACCTTGTTGTTGGAGTCTGTTTTGCAGATTAGCAAGTTCAGTTTCCCTGCCTGGTTGCAACAAAGCCATCTGACTCTTTAGGTAATTTGCTGCAACTGCTTCAGGAGATTGAGCCAAATACTGATTACCAAGACCAAACAAACTCTGAGCGCCTGTTTGCAAAGGAGCAAACTTTGCTTGTGCGCCTTCTGCTTGGACTAAACCAGACTCAGCTAACCTAACAAATCGGTCTTGGGCATTCTTAGCTTCAGGGCTTAATGTGTATCCTGCGCTTGTTAATCGACCTGTTACTGGATCAACCGCAAACTGCGAAGAGCCAAACCGAGTAGTCATTCCAACAGGTCTAAACTGAGCACCTGCTTTAGCCGCAGCAGTCTCTCTGTCAATCATGGCTTGTGCTTTTAAAGCCGCTTCTTTAGATGTTTGTTGTTGGAGAAGACCTGCACCAGTAGTCAAACCACCTGATAGCAAAGCAGCTATCTGAGCCGCAGTAAGACCTGATGTAGGTATTGTTGCAGGAAGAGTTGTTGTAGGAAGAGTTGTCAATGCACCAGTTCCTAATGTACCTGTACCAACACCAGTTGTTAAACCACCAGTAACACCTGTTCCTGCTCCCGTCCCCAATAAAGTTGTACCAAGCCCAGAACCTGTAAGAACTCCTGTTCCCGTCAAAGCACCCGCACCTGTTCCGAGCAAAGTTGTGCCAAGACCAGAACCTGCCAAAACACCAGTTCCTGTTAATCCTGCTCCTGCTGTGATTCCTGCGCCTGTTCCTGCTGCACCTAAACCTGCGCCTGTAGTAGTAAGTCCAGTTCCAACACCAGTACCAAGACCCGCTACAGTAGTTCCACCACCTAAACCACCTGCACCAGCCGCTGTAATTCCTGTACCTGTACCCATTCCTGCAACAGCACCATCAGTAGCTAATCCACCCGTCAAAGCACCTGTACCACTACCACCTGTTAAGTTGGTCAATGTACCTGTCAAAGCACCAGTAGTTAAAGAATTAGCAAGAGCAGTTGCTCCCGCAGTACCACCCGCACCACCAAGAGCCAAATCAAGTTGAGCTAACTCAGCCATTGTTAAGCCAGTAGAGCCGACAGTAGCCGCACCTGCTCCACCACCAAGACCCGCCAAAGCAGCACCGCCAAAAAGTAAACCAGCACCTGCTAAAAACTCACCAAACCCACTCTCTGTTTTTTGAGTTTGAAATGTATTTAAGTATTCGCCTGTAGGTGAAAAGTTTTGTACATTTGTGCCAACAGGAACTGCATCATTTACTCCACCAGTAGTTTTGTAAACTTGTACATTTTCTAGTGGCCCAATAACTTCACTCTCCCCTGCTCCATAGGTTTGATATTGAGGTTGAACCCAAGTATCACCAAGAAGAACTGCTTGATTGGGAGGAACAGTAGCCGCCACACGAGCCACAACTGCACCTTCATCTAAGCCAACAGCTTGAGCCATCTGAGCAGGAGAAACCCCGTATTGCTCCATAGCCGCAACGATCTCGGCATCAGTCATGCCTGGATTAGCAAGCAGAAAATCTACAATTTGTGCGCTAGTTACAGCCATGATTGCTCCTTATTGTGTTGTACCAAAAGGCTCAACCCAATCAGGGTTATGAGGCCAATCAATGGTTGTTCTTGCATCAGAAACAGTTGATGGAAAGTCTCTCAATGTTTGACGATATGTTGCCCACTCAGCTTTCTTGGGAATGGTGCAATCAGCAATCTGAGTCCAATCACAAGCAGTCAATAAAGCATTGCGTGTGGCTCTTAATTGAGACATTGCAGAGTCTTTGGCTGCTTGTATTTCTTCAGCACTCAATGATTCAACTTGAACAACAGAAACAAACTCACCATCATCATAGGCAGAGCATGAAACCAACTTCTGAGTCAGCTTGTCGTGTGCTTTGAAAGCATTGACCTTCTTGGCATTGTTGGCAGTTAAGAATTCATCACTTGGGCCACTTGAAGGAAATGATGTATTGCTAAACACTTCACGATAATCGCCTACTGTTATGGGGGTAGTTAAGATTGCAATTTGCATGATGTTTCCTTAGATTGGGCCAATGTCTGGTAGTGCCGCAGTTGGTGCGGTAAAGTTTGCGGTGTATCTTGCATAGCCTTTGGTAATGCGTAAGTCATCTATGTAGCCTGTGAAAGCATTGCTACCACCATCTTGACCAATATAAAAAGCAGCATCAACAAAATCATGTGCTGTTGTTGCGCTTGCTACTTGTGTGCCGTCATAAAACATTCTGGCAGTTGTACCACTTCTAGTTATAGCAATATGCGTCCATGTGCCTGTTGTTGGCATAGTTCCATAAGATATCAAGTCTGTGTTATTGGCGGCTCTTAAAACAAAGTTACTTGCATTTTTACCAATCCATACAGAATTAGTAACTATTCCTGCCATCACACCAACATAGGTGTTTGTCCAATTTGATGGGTAAATCCAAAACTCAACTGTGAAGTCACCAGTTCTAAATCCAATGTTTTGACTAGCAACTGATAACATCCAATCACCACTGCCATCAAAAGCAATAGACCCTGTTCCATACTTCTTAACACTTGTAGAAATCTGAGAGTTATCCAGAGTTTCTAAGTCATTCATCATGGCGTTGTCAAAGATTGCGCCGTTGGTAAATTTGCAAAGCAATGCTGGCGTATTTGCCGTAGTCAATGGTGCAGTTGGAGGAGTGAATCCAGATGTGTAAACTGCTGCCCCAACACATATACGCACATCGGAAATATATCCTGTGTAGAAAAATGCACCTGTACTCCCACTCCAAGAACTACCAATAACGATTGGAAATGACGAATCTGGATAACTAAAACTATTTGTTGCAGAAGCACTACTCACACCATTTATATAAAAATCAAAATTGCTTCCATTTCTCACTAAAGCCAAATGATTCCAAGCATTAAGTTTTACAGTATTGGTTGTTGTAAAAGTATTACTAGCATCGTTATAATATATTTGATATGTTCCATTAGTATTTTGTATAAATACTATTAAACGTGTGCCACTACCTGAAGTCCATCCGTATGCAAATGGAACATTTAAAGATGCAAATGTTGTTGGATAAACCCACATTTCCATCGTGTAGTCTGAAGTTGTAAGGTTAAATTGCACATCATCAGGAACACTTAAATAATCGCCCGTACCATCAAAGTACCCTGACCCACCAATCACGCTTGTGGAGTAGGCGGTAGAAGCACCAAATGGGTTGAAGCGTTGGACACTCGCGGTTCCAAATGAACTGATGGTGAAGTTATTTGTGCTGTTATCAATGAACCGATTGCTTTGACAAGTCAGTAAAGCAGTACCCGACACCGCTGTTAGAGGTGTTGTGCTTGGAGTAAATGCGGCTGTGTACAACGCGGTATTGTTAATACGCAAATTGGATATGTAGATTTCAGGGTTTCTTGTCCCGTCTACGGCGCTTGCCACGTTAAAGGTTGTAGCATTTGTTCCAAGCGTTGACCCGTTAGTCAAAGACGTTGTTACTGCGCCATTTGCAAATAACTTGATAGAACTACCTGATCTAGATGCGGCAACGTGATACCACTGATTTTTTACAATGTTAGAAACAATTACTTGAGAATCGGCAACATCCCAGCTTGATAACGAAGAGGATGCATAAAAAACCAAATCAGTAGAAGTGAAATAAAACATATACGGGCAAAAGCCCGGGCCAAAACCTTTGGCAAAAACAATGTCGCCACTAGCAAAATCAGAAACGTATAACCAACATTCAAATGTGAAGTTTGTGAAACCTTCCAACGCAGAATTGTCAGGCACACTCAAATAGTCACCACTGCCATCAAAGTAATTAGACCAATTAGACCCATAAGGCGAGAAAGAACCTTGGGTTGTATTGCCGTTGCGGGTGATGGTAAAGTTGTTTGTACTGCTATCTAAGAATGTATTGTTTTGTGCGCCATTAGTTCCATCGCCATGCAAAAGCATAGTGACGTAGTTAAATTGTGCGTCTTTAGGGGTAGGTACACCCGCCCCTTTATTTAACTTGTTAGCCAAAAACATTAAGCACTCCCTGCCCAATTGCCATAAACAGTACTGCCAACTTGCCAAACAATGACAACATTGGTTGATGATGCTTCAAGTGTTGGCGCAGAACCAGAACCAGATGTGTTAATCCAAGTCATCGTAGGCCATGTAACAGTGTAGGTAACTGGATTAAGCATCAGCACAACAGACTGACCATCAGCTAGTGACTCGGTAAATGTTGTGTTTGCGCCAAGTGTTTTTGTCTGAATTGTGCCGTTAGCAGGGTCAATCGCAGTACCAGACAAGGCATAAACAGTTTCTGTATAAGCCGTAACAGTTGGATTGCTTAATGCAGGAGCAGTACCAAATACTAAAGCACCCGATCCAGTTTCACCTGTTACAGCAGAAGCTAAATTAGCACTTGAAGGAGTTGCCAAGAAAGTGGCTATACCAGTACCAAGACCCGATACACCTGTTGAGATTGGCAAACCTGTTGCGTTAGTTAACGTACCGCTTGTTGGTGTACCAAGTGCAGGAGTAACCAATGTTGGGCTGGTATCTAGTACCATCTTGCCAGTTCCTGTCACGCCATTAGTAAGCGTAACACCACCATACGTCAATTCACCATTCATTGACAACGTACCAACACCCGCCATATTTCCCGTTGAGTCGGCAACTGTTACAACACTATTTTGAATTAACTTGCCTGTCGTGCTGTCAAATCGAACTAACGCATTATCGGTTGATGACGCTGGGCCAACAACATCACCTGATCCAGAGGGTGATGACCATGTACCATCGCCACGCCAAAATGTTGATGCGCTTGCAGATGTTCCTGAGTTTAAATTGGTAACAGGAAGATTACCTGTTACACCTGTTGACAAAGGAAGTCCTGTAGCGTTTGTCAATGTTGCGCTAGAAGGTGTACCCAAAGCGGGAGTCACCAATGTAGGAGATGTTGCAAAAACCAAAGAGCCTGTTCCTGTCTCATCTGTTACAGCAGAGATAAGGTTTGCACTTGATGGAGTTGCTAGGAATGTCGCTACGCCTGTTCCTAGACCTGAAACACCTGTGCTGATAGGCAAGCCAGTAGCATTAGTCAAAGTACCGCTAGAGGGTGTTCCAAGGGCAGGAGTGACCAAGGTTGGGCTATTGGCAAACACCAAAGCACCTGATCCTGTTTCGTCTGTAACGGCAGATGCCAAGTTAGCAGATGATGGAGTACCCAAGAATGTAGCTACACCAGTACCCAAACCACTTACACCAGTAGAGATTGGCAATCCTGTGGCGTTTGTCAAAGTGGCAGAAGCAGGAGTTCCTAATGCGGGAGTCACCAAAGTAGGACTGTTTGACAGAACAACATTGCCTGTACCAGTTGCGGTAGTTACACCAGTACCACCATTAAGAACAGGCAAAGTTCCTGTAATGTCAGAAGTAGAAAGGCTTACTGCATCCCAAGAAGCATTAGTTCCATCAGTTTGTAGATACTTGTTAGCATTGCTAGTTTGGCTTGGCAAAAGGTTATTCAAAGCAGCAGTAGCCGTAGAAGCACCTGTACCGCCATCAGCAACCGCTAAATCGGTAATACCAGTAATTGAGCCACCAGTAATGTTTGCAGAAGCATTGTCTGTTTTAGTCGCAACAGCAGTCTGAATATTGTTAAATTCAGTATCAATCTCAGTACCTTTAACAATCTTTAGAGGATTGCCAGGTGATAAGTTATCTTTAGATGCAAAGTTGGTTGTTTTGGTGTAATTTGACATGGTTTACCTCTTACCCTATTTTGCCATCTTTGGCTTGAATTTCAATCTTTTGTAGAGAAAACGATGTGCCATTTATCGTTGTCTCATATCCTGTTTGCACAATTTTTCCCGCACCAGAAGCATTCGCTGTTAACGTCTTAATTGGCACACCACTTGTGTATTCAGCAATGTTGTATTCAGCAGTTCCATACTCATAACTTGTCTGTGAAGGAATATAGATATTCTCCGCACGATAAGCACCAGAATAATCAAAACCCCAGTTGATAGTTAAAAACTGATTAGAGCCGCCAATAACGATGGCAGTAATGTTTTTCAGGATAGAAATCTGGTTAGGGTTTCCTAAGTCAGCATTGTTTGTGTAGTACGCAAATCGGTACGTTAGTGTGTCATCAAGATAAGTTCCATACTTACCAATGTACCCATTCTTACCGATATATAAGTCGCCATTACGCAAAGAACGCAAGGATGTTGGTGCGATAGAGTCCCATTTGGTGACCCTAGATGCACCATCTTGTAGAGATTGCTTAGTATCGAAGCAGTAAACTTGGAAAGATGCAGGTAAAACAAGCAAATAAAAGGCTTCTTTTTCTGAGTAAACAGACTTCAAATTAGCCAATGTTTCGCTTGCCAATGATGAATTTAGGTCAAAACGAACATTCTTAGACAAGTCTCTAAGGGGTGCAGACTTCTCTTGGATTGTCCTCATCAATGAACGAACACCTGAGTCTGACAAGAAAATCACATCAGAGCCAACGCTTTGAATGGTATCTCTAGCAATACATCCAATAGAGCCAATTGTGTCGCTCAAAACCAAGGATGCGGGTGTAGAAGCACCAGAATAGACAAGAATCTGTCGTTTACCAAATATAAACAAGAAATCATTGTGAGCTGCCAAGCCCATAATCTCATCTGCACCATTAGGCCATACACGAGATACATCTAATGAGCCTGAAGTACCACCACCCCACACATGACCTGCAATCAGATCAGAGAAGGTAACAGTTACTTTGTCTGTAGATGTATTAGCAACCCACAAACGACCAAATGCTGAAATAGCAATGTTGGCTTGAGGAACAGTCGCTACATAACCAGACTTCTCAGATATTCTGCGATAAGTAGTTGTACTTATAGCGGGGTCATAAATCAGTGGATCGTGACCAGTTTGGAAGAAGTATGCAATGCCATTCAAGGATGCTGTTTGCCAGTTGTTTGCCGTGATGGTAGGAGCAGTACCGCCACCACCATAGGTCAACTCAGTCACCGCATTAGCAGTACCAAGTTTAAATATCTTGTTGTTGCCTGCAAACAGAACTGTAAGAGTTCCGTCAGTCTGAACCAACTCATGGATAACACCAACATCGTTAGCACCCAAAGCACCAGAGGAAGAATTAACCCTTGACCAACCTTTTCTAGCACCAATACGACCATACTGATCCAAGATGCAGTTAGTTGCAACCAAAGCAAAGCCAGCCCCCAAATCGAGGGGAGAATCTTCAGTATTCAGGCCATAAAAGCCTGGTGCTGAGAGACTGTAACTTTGAAGTTGTGCTGCCATTAGACCGCCACAAAGTTGTCTTCAGGATAACGAGTTGACTCCAATGCAATAGCGTCAGAGAGCATCCCTCTAAACAAAGCATAAGCCTCATTAGAGTTTGTTCCACCATCTTCACCACGCTCTATCAAAGCACGAGCATAGGCACTTTGAGTAACTAAGTAGTCTAAAACTTTGACAGAAGTGCTATCAGCAGACAAATTAGCCTGTGGGATAGTCAAATCAAATTTAAGTGTATAGACACCATTGGGGACGGGAAACAAATCAACTTTTGTGTCGCCATTGCCATCTACACCACTAAAGCAAAACTCTGAAGGAATAGACTGTGAAGGTGTACCAAAGTTCAGCTTGCGGTTCATGTCCGCAACAGTAGTGTTATCTAAAGTAATAACACTTGTAGTGTTGATAGCGTCATTGATACGAAACTTCTGACCCGCACCTGTTAAAGCATAAGAACTTGTGCCACTGGTAGTAGTAACTGTAATCGTTTGTCCCAAGACATTCCAATTGTAGGAATCTTCAATCTGACGCTTGGCATCATTGACAAACTTGCCAATCAAAGAAGAATAGGTTGTTTCGCCAACAGTAGATACTGTGCTTTCACGCAAGCGAACCAATACATCGTTAACAAGTTCTAAGTAGGTCATGTTCGTTGCGCTCCTGATACTTCAAATGTGGCAATAAAACTAAATGTACTTGCACTTTGAGTAGTAATTTGAATCCTATCGCCTTCTTCTAAAACGATATAAGCATTGCCATCAAACTGGAGGTATTGCTTTGAAGTCAAGTCGTAGTTAGTAAGAATATCCAAGGTGGTTGCAGCACTTGCGTCATACCATTGAACAGTAATGTGCTTAGTCGAACCACCAGTATTGTGAATGTACATCACAGTAAACTTGGCGTAATAACCCGTAGGAACTGTATAAACAGTTGTCAGCGTATTCGCTGTTGGGTTAATTCCGACAGATACTGGTCTCACTTCATATTCCTCTTAGAGATCGCTTTAGCTTTAGCTTTAGCGTCTTCCTTGGACGTTGCGCCCCAAGCTCTAAGAGAAAGTAAAAGTCGGGTAGGCTTTCCATCTTTCATCTCAGCGCCAGGCATATTGCCCATTCGTGCTAAAAAGGATGCCCTACGAGGGTTATCTCCCGACTTAACTGGTGGTTTTAAATTACCACCTGTTTCTGCATTATACGATGCTCTTCCTTTGGCATTCAAGCCCCCCTTGGGGTTTTTTCCTTCTTTTGTTTGCCAAACAGGAGATTTCATTTCTTCTTTGCGGTCTTAGCCGCAGCCTTAAATGCCGCCTCAGTAGGAGCGCCTTTAGAACCAACCTTACGCATCTTTTCCTTAGAACCCGCTTTGATGCGTTCTTGTTTGGCATTGATGTTAGCGTAGAGACCTTGTTTCATTTCTTACCCTTTGGTTTAGACATACCCGCTTCGGATAAAGCAATAGCTACAGCCTGTTTTGGGTTAGTTACGACCTTTTTATTGGTAGTCAACTTGCCCTTACCAAACTCAGTCATCACTTTGCTGATCTTCTTTTGGGCTTTAGTTTTCATATCAGTACAATATCTTTGCGATGATTGTTCCAGATGTATACGCTGTGCAATTGGCTCTCAAATATTTAGGAGCATTAGCCAAAGTAACAAAGCCATCAGCCGTTAAAGCAGTGCCAACAGTGCTAAATGTTGTGCCATCAAGACTACCTTGAAGGGCAACAGTAGCAGTTGTGATACCTGTAACGTGCAGAATTGCTGGCATACCAGCATCTACCTGAACAGCTACAGAAGCACCTGTAGCAGTAACAGAGCTAAGAAGCGTAACGGGAGCAGTTAAAGAAGACATTATTTACCTCGTCCAGACTTTTTCATCATATTGGTAGCAGTACGACCACCACGGGTAGGCATAGCTTTAGGCTTACCAATAGCAATCATTACAGTAACGGGCATAGATTTCTTCTTGCCATACTCTTTGGCTTCTTTCTCGCCTTTTTCTGTGTATG